CATCAATAGGGCCTGTATAAATTACTTTTTTAGCTTGGGAATCCCAATGGGTTTTATTAAGAAGATAGTCTGCTTGGTTTAGAACTGTTATATCTTTAAGCATTTTTTCAAATATTTGAGTATAACCCCCTTCTGGAATACCTTGATATGTATCAAAATAGTAGTTATCGTCAAAATTAGTACGGATAGGTATCCGTTTTATAATAAACGTGGGTAAATTTTTAGGGTCGGTCATCCATTGCTTTTGGGTATAGCCCTTTATAAACGTTTCATAAAGCTCTGGTCCGATTTCTGATAAGCACCATTCCTCCAGATTAGAAGGATTGTTTATTTTAATTTTAACTTCGTTTAATTTTTTAGTAGCTTCTTCAGGTGTTACAACGCCCCACAATTGACTTAGAGTTAATAAATTTATAGGGAAAGAGTATATTTTACCTCTGTAGTTTACTCTAGGCCTGTTAGTAAAATTATTAAACTTTGCAAATTTATTTATATAATCCCACAAATCTTTATTAGAGGTATGAAATACGTGTATACCGTATTCATGCACATGTATACCATTATCATTTCGAGTATAAACATTGCCACCTATATGCTTACGTTTTTCTAATACCAAACAGCTTTTACCGCGTGTAGTAGCCTCGTAAGCAAAAATAGAACCAAATAATCCTGAACCCACTACTAGGTAGTCGTACATAGCGTAAATATTATATATTATGCCAGCAGTAACTCAAGTAGTTTATTATCCAGATGCAGATTCAAGACTTGCAAATGCTATAGTTTATGCAAATAGTTCTGAGTACCCAGCCGCCTCAAGTTTAAGAGTAGACAGTAGATACGATAGCGATAACAATACCTTTACCGAACCAACCTCTACAACATACGTTTACCCGCAGATGATGTTGTTAACCAAAGATGTTAATGTGTCAAACACAACTTCTTTTGGGGATACCGCTTCTGTAGATGCTTTCGGTAGATTGAGAGTGTCTTTACCTCGTACTTTAAAAGACTCTAAACAAACTTTTGACAATTTACCGTTTACCTATAATACTATAGCAAGCGGGTCCGCTACTGTACAATGGTTGTCTGCTGACTCCTGTTCTCTACTCTCAACAGCTGCTAGTGGAGATTATGTTATAAGACAATCTTACCAGTCCTTTAATTACTCTCCAGGTAAATCTCAATTAGTTTTTTCTACCGGGGTACTTTCTACTGAAACCAATATCGTCAAACGTATCGGCCTTTATCAAAGTACAATTACTGCGCCGTATAGTGCTTTAGAAGGTTTTTATTTTGAAAATAATGCAGGTACGTTATCATTTAATATAGGTAACCCTTCTGGTACAGTACCTACACAAACTGCAGTGCAGTCTAGTTGGAATATAGATAAATTAAACGGTACCGGGTCTTCAGGTATAACCTTAGATATGTCTAAGGTTCAAATAATTGTTTTTGACTTTGAATGGTTAGGGGCTGGTAGAGTAAGAATGGGGTTTGTTATTAATGGAGCAATTATTTATTGTCATAATTTTAATAATGCTAATATAGTAGCTAGTACATATTTAAGAATGCCTAATCTACCACTTAGAGTAGAAATTAGGCAAACCGGGGCAGGATCGGGTAGTATGCGTCAAATATGTAGTACAGTAATGTCAGAGACTGGTTATGATGATATAGGCAATCTCGTTACTGTAGACTCCGGTGTTGCAACAGTAAACTACACTAAAAATATTAATGCGGCATTTTTAGCAGTAAAAATTAGACCTGAATATCAAGGGGTAACAACATCAATTCAAAACATAAACCTATTAACTGATTCTAACGTTAACATACGTTACCAAGTTGTTGTTAACCCGGTTTATTCTTCTCCCCTTACGTATTCTGTTCTTACTAATACCCCTTATCTTACCGCAGGGGGTAACGGGAGTATTACTACAAACGGCGGTAAAGTTCTTTACACAGGTTATGCTAATCAAAAGAGTGAAGGTACATTTTCTATACCAGGAGATTTATTACGTCTTGGGTTCGGTATAGACGGTACTTCAGACGTTTTAGGTCTGAACGTTTATATTTTAGGAGCTAATAATGCCGGGGTATTTGGAAGTATAAATCTTAAATACAATCAATAATTACCAATTTTTACAGCTAAAATATTTTGCTGTACCTGGTTTAGCAGTTGAGCATTTATGACGCGCTCTAAAAGACTTACGACGTTTTGGGTTAGACTTCTTAATACGTAAGTTAGGATCCCCGTAGTGTACTCTTTTTAGTTTACCCCCCACACGAGTACAACGCATATATTTTTTATCGCTACGTGTAGATGCTTGTTGGCCAGTAACTTTGGTGCAACGAGCCCCTTTCTTTTCTTGTACTTCTACAGGAAAGGATTCTGTAAATTCTTTTAGAAGATTATCTATTTTAGCTTCAAATTTTTTAAACATATATAATATTTATTGTTTTAAGTAAATATAACAGATGAGTAAGAAAAAACGTTTATTAAAACAAAAACAAACTCACAATAATAACGAGAATGCCAAAGACAAAAGCCCAATAGTCCACCAGGCCCAAAAACTAGAAAGACCGGTCGTGATAAGACAAAGACCGGATTTAACAAATAAACAAAAAGAATTTCTTAAAATTGCTTTAGATAATAATACTAAAGTAATATTTTTATCTGGACCGTCTGGTAGTAGTAAAAGCTTTTTAGCTACTTTAGCAGTGTTAGAATTAATGAATCTTAAAAAAGTTAGTGATTTAATTTATATACGTTCTATAGTAGAAAGTAGTGATAATAAATTAGGATATCTTCCAGGTAGCGCGGAAGAAAAACTCTCCCCCTACCTCGAGCCTTTAATGGAAAAATTAGACGAACTTTTATTTGCAGCAGACATTAATACTCTTGTGAAAGAAAAACGTATTGACGGTAAACCCACAGGATATCTTAGAGGTTTAAGTTGGAACGCTAAAGGTATTATTATGGACGAAGCACAAAATAGCACGTTTAAAGAACTTACCACTCTACTTACCCGTGTAGGGCATTTTAGTAAGCTTTTTGTATGTGGAGACCCGATGCAATCCGATATTAACGGCAAGTCTGGATTTGAAAAAATGTGTAATGTTTTTAATGATAACGAAAGTAAAGAAAAAGGTATTTATGTTTTTCAGTTGACAGAAGAAGACATTGTTAGAAGCGAACTAGTTAAATATGTTGTAAAAAAATTACAACTTTACAGCAAAAACGGCCGAAACGAATAAATAATATTCCTTTTATTTAACTAGAACTCTAAAAATAACTCGCTATACTATGACGTCTAAAATGTCTAAAGAAATTTCTATCATCAAACGCTCAGGTAAGAAAGAAAAATTTTCCGCTGATAAGATTAATAAAATCTTACAGTGGGCCTGTGCAGACATTAAGGGCGTTTCCTTTGAGCAAGTTGCAATGAATGCTCATTTGCAATTTTTTGAAGGAATTACTTCTAAAGATATTCATAATATCCTTATTGAAGCTGCAGCCGGTCTTATTACAGAAGAAACTCCCCAGTACCAAGACGTTGCATCCCGACTGCTTAACTACCAACTTCGTAAACAAGTCTGGGGCGGTAAAGATGCTCCCAGGCTATATGACTTTGTTAAATCTAATATAGAAGACAGTAAAGTATACGACCCCGACATTTTAACTTGGTACGACAAGAAAGACTTCGATAAGCTTAACGATTATATCGATCACACTCGAGATTTTAATTTTACCTATGCCGGTATTAAGCAACTTTGTGAGAAGTATCTTGTACAGGATAGAGTAAGTAAGACTATATACGAAACCCCGCAATTTGCATATATGCTTATTGCAATGACTCTTTTTAAAAATTATCATGAAAAGCGTCTAGATTATATTAAAAAGGCGTACAATGCATTTAGTAAACATAAAATTAATCTACCAACCCCGCTTATGGCTGGGGTACGTACAACCTTAAAAAGTTATGCCTCGTGCATGCTCATTACCGTCGACGATACCCTCAAGTCTATCTTTGCAAGTAATAATGCTATTGGTTTTGCTACTGCCAATCGTTATGGTATTGGGATTAATTTTAGCCGGATCCGGGCTACTAATAGCCCTGTACAGAATGGTACAGTGGTTCATACGGGACCAATCCCGTATTTAAAAATGTATGAAGCAGCTGTAAAGAGCTGCCACCAAAACGGAATTAGAGGCGGTAGCGCTACTGCAAACGTAGCTTTCTTTCATAGAGATATTGAAGACATTTTAGTACTCAAAAATAATGCAGGTACCGATGATAATAGAGTTCGTAAACTTGATTACTGTATTGCGTTTGACGGTTTGTTCTATGAACGCTTTCTCAAGAATCAAAATATAACTTTATTTTCATATCATGAAGCACCAGAACTCTGGAATAGTTTTGGAATGCCCGGGTTTAAAGAACTTTACGAAAAGGCTGAAAAAAATACTAATTTAAAATATAAAAAGACGATTAACGCTCGAGAACTTTTCATGTTGTTCTCTAAGGAACGTTTTGAAACTGGTAGAATGTATGTATTTAACGCTGATCACGTTAACTCCCATGGTACCTGGACTGAACAGGTCGACACTACCAATCTTTGCGTAGAAGTAACACACCCACTCAAGCCGATTTATAATATTGATGACACTAACGGGGAGATTGGAGTATGCATTCTTGCTGCAGTAAATCTCTTAGAAATTAAAGACGATACAGATATGCAGCACACTTGCGATATTATTGTGCGCATGCTTGATGAGCTTATCGATCATCAGAACTACTTTGCGCCAGCCGCGGCTAATTTTGCTAAAAACCGCCGCAGCCTCGGTATTGGTATTACCAATCTTGCAGCTATATTTGCAAAAGAAGGCGTGAAGTACTGGGATAAGAAAGCCCCGAACATTGCAGCGCGTTTAATGGAATCAGTAAGTTATTATCTTATCGATGCGTCTGCAACTTTAGCTTCAGAAAAGGGGCCTTGCGAGAAGTATGTCTTTACAAAGTTTAGCCGAGGACTTCTTCCTATCGATACCTATAAAAAAGATGTTGATGAGTTTGTTACAGAGAAGCTGCATCAAGATTGGGAAAAGCTTAGAGAAAAAATTCGTAAGAACGGACTACGTAATAGTACGCTTACTGCATTAATGCCTTGTGAATCATCTGCTGTAATACAGTCTTCAACAAACGGTATCGAGCCGCCCCGGTCTCTTATTACTGCAAAACGCTCTAAAGCAGGTATCGTACCTTCTGTTGTGCCTGGGGTTGAAAAGTACGGAGAACATTATACACTCGCTTTTGAAATGCCAAGTAACGACGGCTATTTAAAAGTAGTAGCCGCATTGCAAAAGTTCGTTGATATGAGTATTTCAACTAACCTATATTACAACGTAAACAGATATCCTGACAGAAAAGTATCCCAGAACGATCTTATTAAAGACATTCTTACTGCCTATAAATACGGCATTAAGACCCTATACTACACTAACACGTATGATGGAGATACGCAAACAGCTCTAAACAAACCAATCAACACCGAACCAGTAAAGCAAGAGGAAATCGTAGATGAATCTGGCTGCGCTGGTGGAGCATGCACCCTATGAAAACTGTATTAAATAAACATAACGTAGATTCTATTAAACAGCCTTTATTTTTAGGCAAAGACCTAGCTATTCAACGCTATGACCGTCTTAAGTACCCTAAATTTTATGAGCTGTATGATCAGCAGCTTAACTTTTTCTGGCGTCCTCAGGAAGTTAACCTCACTAAAGATGCTTCAGATTATAAAAAACTATCTGATGAAGAGCGCTTTGTGTTTGATAGTAATTTAAAGTTCCAGACTATGGGGGACTCAATGCTTTCGCGTTCTATTCATCAGATGATGCACCACGTTAGCAATCCCGAACTCGAAATCTGTATGAATGTATGGTCTTTCTTCGAGACTATTCATAGCAATTCATATACCTATATTTTGCAAAATGTTTACCCTGATGCCACCAAGTTTTTTGATTCTATTCTAGAAGATAAAGAAATTGTAAAGCGTGCTGATTTTTTAACTAGTCGTTACGATGCACTAATGTCTACTAGTAAGGATACTAAAGAACAAATTCTCGATGCGATTATAGCTACCCAGATCATGGAAGGTGTCACCTTTTATGTCTCGTTTGCATGTTCATTTTATTTCGGTTACCGAGGTAAAATGGAAGGTAACTCTAAGATTATTAATCTAATCTCTAGAGATGAAAATCTCCATGTAGCTATTACTCAAAATATTCTCAAATATCTTAGAGATAATCCTGATGAAGGGTTTCAGACTACCTTTAAAAAAAGCGAAGATAGAATCTATGAGTTTTACCGCGCAGCGGTTGATGCAGAAAAGAATTGGGCTGATTATCTTTTTAGCAAAGGCAGTCTAGTCGGTCTTACACCAGAATCTCTAAAGCAGTATGTAGAATGGCTAGCTAATAATAGACTTACATCTCTTGGTCTGAAAAAGCTTTATGATACTAAGACCAATCCATTAGCAGGATGGCTTGATAGCTTTTATGATAGTAAGAAGGTACAGGTCGCTCCTCAGGAAACTGAGATATCATCCTATGTAAAAGGAGTAGATAATGTATTGGATGATAAGGCTTTCGGGGATTTTAAATTGTAAAGCAGTATAAACTTGCCAAAGGAATTATAAAGGAGAGAGCAATCTCTCCTTTTTTAGTGTAAGTATTTTAGTGAGAAGCATAGCAATAATACTTTTCCCTTTATTTTTTGTAGGTTGTAGTCTAGTGCCCGGGCTCAAGATGCCCGAGGCTTGGAAAAGCTTAGGTAGCGGGGGTAGTAGCGCGGGTGCCGTTGCATCTGCTAACAAAGACAAATCCAGTGTAAATCAGCTAAGTGAAGCAGAAAAAAAAGTAGAAGAAGCACGTAAAAAAATGGAGCAAGAGTATGAAGAATTTCGCAAAAGCTTAGCAGATGCTTATAAGAAAAGAGAAGAAATAGATAACGCTAATTTCAAAAAAATTAGCGAAACCAATTACGGTATAGTATATGCTACTGAAGCTAAAAAAGATACTGATATAGATATCGCTATTGCTCATTTTAGAGCTAAAGAAAATATGTACCGCCTAGATCCCTTACCGGTAAGTTTACAGGATCAAATAAAACAAGAGGTTGATGCTGACCGTAAAAAGTCTTCTGCTGAACTACTTAAAAAATACGATAAACTATTTGAAGAATCTAAAGCTGCTGCAGAAGCTTATAACAAGGCTACTGAATTAATTAAACAAAAAGAAGAAGAAAAAATTAGAATAAGGGCTGAAAATAAAACCGCAATAGATAAACTTACTGCTGATAAAAATGCTGAAATCGAGCGCCTTAAAAGAGAAGCAGAAGACAAATTAGCTCTAGCCAAAGAAGCTCAAAAACAAGAGTATATAGGCTATATGGTAAAAGCTCTAGTAGGGGTAGGTATATTATTTCTTATAGCAGCGGGTTTAATGAAAAGCATCAATATGGGTATCGTATCTATATCTTCCTTTGCATTAGCTTATACTATAGCAACTGCCCCAACT